GCTCGCTCGGCTGAATCGCTGGCCTGCCACTTCAGCACCACTTGCGCGATGAGCGGCAGAAGAACCGCGCTGTGTTGCTGGAAGAACGGGCTCGCCGGGAGCGCGAACAGCAGATTCCAGATAGCCGCGTCCAAGTCTTCGCGCTTGATCTCGTCGCCATCGGCTACGTCGTCGAGCACTTGCAGGCAGTCATAGAACGACAGCAGCCATTCCACCGCAGCGGGCGGCAGCTTGAAGACTTGTTCTAGGTTCTCGCGCAGCATGTCACCTCCCGGTGGCTGCTGGCGGCCGATAACTCAGCGTGCGCATCATACCCGATCAGGTGATTTCCGGGCCAGAAACGCGGAAGACCAACGCGCCGCCCGCGCTGGCGATGGTAGAGATGGAACCGCCCGGGTCCAGAGCGTGGCCTACCAACTCGGGACACATATAGGTCTCATCCGGCTGAACCGTTCGGTTGTCGATCACTAGATTAGAAGAGCCAGGCGACCCGCCACTTTGCACTAGATTTACAGAGAAGCTGCGAGCCACAGTATCAATGTTCGTTACCGTGGCTTTGAAGATGACAGCCCGAACCGAAGTTGCCGTGTATTGCGGGGTTTGCGTGGCCTGCAATAGCAGCGGCGGCACTAGCACCTTGGTGGTGAAACTCACGGTTCGCTCCTGATGTTGCTCGTTACCGTCAGAATGACAGACGGAATCTCCGGGACCGGCCCGGACGCTGGGAAGTATTGAAGTTGCACGGCGGTGTCTGACACTGCCCACATAAGCTGCACATAGTCGCCTGCTTTGAGGTCTAGCAGGATGTTGGCCGCGCCGAATATCTCGTGATTGTTGCCCTGAATCTGAATCTGGGATGCCGACGCGGGTACGTTTACGCCGTTCACACGCCACCACGTCCAGAAGTTCGCAGACCCGCCGCTGGTCTTGTCTAGCTGTACGCTGAACTGGAAGTTGTAGACGCCTTCGGTGTCTACTTGCACTTCAGACGGGCTGCGCAACACTGCGCCTTGGTTTGGTGCGCTATTGTTGTACGTCACCGCGTAGGCCGTATTGATGGCCGCCGCCGTCTGCGTCGTGGTGTCCCAAAACATGCCAAACCGCTGGCGCTTGCGCGGCGGGATGGGTGGCTGCATCTGCAGGCCTTCAACCGTGGCCGCGAGGTCGCCGACGAGTGCAAGCGCTTGGTTCGCTTTGCTTTCTGCCAGCGCACACGACACGGCCGCCTCTTGCGCCACGCTTGCGATAGTGGACAAGGCCTCGTTGGCTGAAGCCTGGGCTAGGCCGATTTCCACGAAGTCGCTTGACGCTGACCCATCGGCCAGCGGCTCGACAACAGAAAACAGGTTCTCGAAGGCGCGGATCTGCTCCTGATCCTTGAGGAACTGCGCCAGCTGCGACCGGCTTAGACGGAGCGGCGGGATCGTCGCCATTACACGTTCAGCGGCTCTAGCCGCGCCTCAAGCCTGAGCACTGACAGGTGAGCATCCGTGTCGCCGCGAAAGCGCTGCATGCGGATGCTTTCCATGTGGCCCTGTTGGAACCAGACTAGGCGCTTTCTGGTGTCGCCAGTCGTGCCTGCAGAGATGAATCGATCCTGACTCCAACTCATGCCGTCCGTGCTGTAGGACGTGCTGATCTGCGGATTCTTCCCCAGCGTCACCCGGCCCGGCAGCGCCACTATCTCTAGCTCGTGGAAGATGGCGCCTTTGCTGTCGTTGTAAACGATGGGGCAGGCGAACTCCCAGCGGGCTTGCTGGCCCCATTGTGTGCTGATCGTGCGGTCCAGATGGCCCACTTGAGACGATGACGGATGGCCGACGACCCAGCGGTCATAGCACCAGACCATATTCCGCGCCGGGTACTGCTCAAAGCCGACAAGCCCGCCGGTCAGGGTCAACCACACTTGCTGCTGTAGCACTTGGCTGGCGGAGTGGTCATAGACAATGGTCCTATCCGGCAGATGCACGTACAGCAGCTTGTGTGCGCGGTCGAAACGGGCTTCTAGCTTGACTGAAGCAAGATCGGCTTCGGTGTAGGTCTGCAGCAGTAGATCGATGTCTTGAGACGCGAGCGGGGCACTCGAAGCGTTCATCCCGAGGAAGATGCTCGGGGGCTCATTCCGGCCGCCGCCTAGGAAGGCGATACCCTCGTCTCCGAATGTGCAGCACGCATGCGTTCCGACAGCGCCGCGCATGATCTGGGCACCGTCGATCCGCTGAAACGGGAACAGGGTGCCGCCTACGTTGTCGAAGACCTCAATCGTGTGCCGGTTGATGGCATAGACCTCATTCCGCAACTTCAGCAGCGCGACAACAGGGTCGGGGTCAAGCTCGCTTGATCCGTACTTCAGCGGATTGACCAGGGTCGGGTCGATCAACTCCGTGACGACGAGGAAACTGCCGTCCGTCGTCATGAAAAATCCGTCAACCCAGACAACATCAAGTACCGTCCCGAGGTCGGGGTCGGTCACTTGCGTAAGCGTGCCGTTCCAGTAGAACAAGCGCCCGCTGCTGGCAATGGCTAGGCGATCAAACGAGTAGTCAAAGGTGACGTATCCCGAACCACCAACATCGCCGAGCGTAGTCACGACCCCATTGGACGACACCGTCACCAATTTGGTGCCCATCACCCGGTAACAGGTGCCGCGCCACTCAATCCCGCCGCGGTCAACCCCCGGGCCCGTACCAAGCGGGACGATCCCGTCAACCGGGCGCAGGTACTCCTGACTGACGCCCGATCCTTTGGGGACCGGCATCATGTTGACAGGGAACGACGTGCGAACGTCCGGGCCGTTGTCCGTGTAGATTCCAGAGACGATGGGGATAGACGGCACGGGCCACCATCAAGCGTTGGACGACTTGATCACCGCGTACCGCAAGACAATCGCCTCGCTCAAGCTGCCGGCTGTGACGTTGCGCACGTTGATATTGGCTTGAACCAATAGGCACTGAGCATTCAGCGTGTAGGCCCCAGCAGTGCCGCCAGAAATGTGATTGAGCACCAAGATGTCGTCGGCTTCAATTACCGTGTTATTGAGGGTGAAGGTGACGGTCGTCCCCGCGCCCAACGCGGCGGCGTTCATGGTGATAGTCCCCGTGGGTCGGTCAAGCGTTACCGGCGTCACTTTGCTGGATGCCTGCACTACTGCGCCACCTGCCCCGGTAGCGTACCCGTGCTTAGCTGGGCCAGTGATGTACTGATTGGAGGTCGTTGAAAGGCTGGTGCCCGTGGCGACACCAAGCACCGGAGTCACGAGGGTCGGCGTCGTAAGGGTCGGCGTAACCAAGGCCGGCGACGTGGCGAACACCAGCGCGCCCGAGCCCGTTTCGTCGCTCACGGCGGCGCGCAGGTTGGCACTGTTCGGGGTAGACAGGAAATCACGGATAGCCGCGCCGTAGGGGGCGCCATCGGCCGCGATGCTGTACCACGAGTTGGTCGCCTGATACCAGCGCAAACGAACACCCGAGCCCGCTTGCAGAATGGTCGGCAGGCCGAACACAGCAGACGCGCCGTTCAGCCCGATGGTCAGCGCCGTGATCTGCTGCGTCGTGGTGATCAGGATTTCCGTGCCGTCAGGCGTGCCGGTATTGAGCGGCAGGGTTACCGTGCCCGTCGCCAGCGTAGAGGCGGGCTGAAGCAGCACCCATTGCTGACGGCTGACCGGCGTGGGCACAGCGATGCTGAAGCCTGTGGCCGGGGTGTAGAGGTTGACGGCAACGTCAGGGGACGCGAAAGTCTGCTCAAAGAAATCGAGCATGGTCCCGAGGCTTGCGCGCCTGGCGTCACCGTTGCTCGTGTTGTAGATCGGGATCTGGTCGCCGCTGGAAAGCTGAGAGACAACCGGCAGTTGGTTGATGGTCGGCATGGTCAAAACTCCAGCGGGCCTTCCTGGCCCGTAAGCACCGGATTCGTCGGCGCAGGCATGAACGGATCGTCAAAGCGCCACGGCTTCTGGCCCGCGCCCATGGGAAGCGTCCGCGGGAATTGCTGCTCAGGCGGGAAGGCAGCGCGGGCTAGCAGCGTGTCATAGGCCTGTTTTGCCGTGGTGCGCGTGTCAAGCGATACGGTCTTGCCGTACTGCGGAGCGATCCGAATGGCGAGGTTCGCGACGATGGCCTCATTGGCGCTATCGGGCACCTGGGTATCGGTGTCTAGGTCGCTGTCTTCCGGGTTGGACGGCAGCGGATACCCAAGGCGGATGCCCCGGGCGTTCCATGTTGCCATCATCGTATCGAGCCGACGAAGGCAGGCATCCAGCTGCTGGGGCGACAGGTCGAAGGTGTAGGAAGCCATGCCGATTTCGGCAAAGGCTTCCTCTACGAACTGGCGCTTGGTGTAGCTCATCAGGACATCGCTTCTTGACCGATGATGTGGGCACCAACTAGAGCCGAGCCGCCCGAGTTGTTGGTGATAGCTACTGTGATCCAGTCGGGTCGGTTGCCCGCGATGGTGTTGTAAAGCGGGAACAAGTCCTGCAATTCAATCTGCTGCAAGTCGCTGCCAGCTCCTGACGGAGAGGTGAAGGCGTAGACAACCTCACCGCCAGTCAGCGCGGTAGCAGACACGTCTCGCTCAGCGAAACTGCCACCCGCGCCGAGCGTTGTCAGTGCCTGGAAGTTCGCCCCGGTCAGACTAACCGGAGTCGTGGCATTAGATGAAATCAGCTCGACGGTACACAGCGCGTTAGCACTGATGAGAAGACGGCGCGGCAGAATCTGCCCGCGGTTGATCAGGCCGATGGTGTAGTTGTTGCCGACAGCCGGCGCCACAGCAAGCGCGCCACCCGTCACCACGTCTTGAATTGTGAGGGTGTTGGCAGTGTTGGACGTGATGCGCGCGACCGTCGGGATGGCCCCGGCCGCTCCAAAAGCGACAGCACGGCCGGCCCACTGGTTGACGGCCCAAGGCGTGCCAGAAACCGTCATGCTGGTCGTGGTGCCGGCAGAGATAGCCGCGCTCGCTTGCGTGAACTCCAGAGTGCCCATCGTCCGGTTACGCACCGTGAGCACGGGGAAGCGAGTAGACCCGTTGGGGACTGAGCGCCGCGGAGATGCGGGGTCCATGCCGTAGGCGTAGGTAAAGCCGCGCTGCTCATCCACGCCGCCTTCCACCATGACCGACACGCCATAGTGAAACATGTCGTTTTGTGCGGCAATGGTCGCGATGTTGCGCTGCTCATACCTGACGGGCAGGTTTCCGGTGCGCGCCCACGGCACCACCTGGCCCGGGCGGTTGCCGAACCCGGTAGTGTGAAACAGGATCGGCTGCCCATCGATGAAACAGCCAAACCGCACTGCGCCGGCACCATACCAAGCGTACTCAATCCAGAGCATCTGGATTCGGAGCCAGTCGATCTGGTTGATGATGGTTCGATTCCCGTTCCAGTTTTGCAGCTCGACTCGCGTGTCCACGGGAGCGCCGCTGATGTCGCTGCGGATCACGACGCCCATTCCTGTCGGGTTGGCTGCGGTAGCGCCGGAGTCCTCAAAGAACACGCCGTTGCTGTCGTCAAAGAAGCCGGTTCGTTGCACGTTCCCGCTCACCGCCGGCCCCAGTTGAATGGCCGTCGCCATGAACATCGTCTTGCCGGGCTGGTATCGGTGATACGGCCGCGACTGACGAATGCAGATAGCGCCGACCGTCGTCGGCACGCGCATGCGTACACCGCCTTGACCGGGCAGATGCGTGACGCTGGCGCCGTTTGCGGTGAACGACTCCCATCGCAACGGCTGCGAACCGTACTCAAAATCGGCTTCGTAGATGTTCTGTTGCCGGCTGACCTTCAGCCGCCCGACCGCATCTCGAGCGCGGTCTGAGAACACCATCGACTGCTGTTCCGCAAACGTACCGTCCGCAAGATCGGTGAATCCGATATTGACTTGATCCCGGCTCTTGGTGATGTCAGGCATGGTTACTCGCTAGCAGCCAAGGCCGCGTTGATCTTGTCCAGCAGGGTCTTGTCGCTCCAGCGCTGGTCGACCTTGATGCCCAGCGTTTCCGCCTGCTGCAGCATCTCATCGCGCGTCGGCGGGGCGTTGTCGGCCACAGTCTCGGCCGGAGCTTCGGCCAAACCCACAGCCACGAGAAAGTCGGTATGCCAGCCCTCGGCCAGCGCAGCCTCCAGAGCATCAGGCTCCACGCCCTTGCAGTCATACTTCTTGCCGGGCGGGCCAAAGTGCGGGCCGGGTGATCGATAGACGGCAATGAGGCTCATTTCTTCCCTTTCGTCTTGTCCGCTTTCTTGGCAGCGGTGCGCGCGGTGTTCAGTGCGATGGCGACGGCCTGCTTTTGGGGCTTGCCGGCCTTCATCTCTTTCGAGACGTTCTTCGAAATCGACTTTTGCGAGTAGCCCTTGGTCAGCGGCATGATTTCCCCCAAGAAAAACGCGGGCGGCAGCTTGTCACCACCGCCCGCGTATACACCGGCAACTGCCTATCAACCGATCCGGTAGGTGACGAAGGTGTTCGCCGCCGTCTTGGTGGTGCGGAACCGCCCCGACGTGCTGAGCGCAACGGTCGCGCTGCCGACGATGGTGTGGCCGGCTGCCGCAGCCACCGTGAAGGCGTTGGCTGCGCCCGTGTTGATGACGCTCCAGTCCGTCGAATCGCCGATGGCGAACGTGCTCGACGCATCCAGCACGGCGCCAGTCGGCAGCGTGCCAGTGACGGCCGCCGCGGTCGTGGACGTGATCACGCCCGATGCGATCAAGGCGAAGGTCAGCGCACCAGTGACGTTCAGCACGCCAGCGGTGACAGGCTGAACCTGCCACGACAAGCGGGCCTGCTGCACTTGGGGAGCCGTGCCGACCTCATACCACACCTGAACACCGCCCGACGCATCGATCTGCACCGAAGTGGCGGGGGTGAACGGGCCGAACACGACTTGACCGTTG